CCCTTTGCACCACCACCGGAAGCGTTCTTATCAGGCTCTAGCTGTGCCAGTAAGTCCTTGTATTCCTGCGGCATATTGTCAAACAAAGCTAATTCGCTCATAGGTCTATCTCCTCGTTAAAGTCTAGTTCTAGCTGTTCTGTAATTTGACCTTCTTGTTCTTCTTCACTTACTGGCTCTTCCTGTTTCAGCGCTTCGATAACGGCAGGAAGGTTAAAGCGGTATGTGTAACCCACTTTTATATAAGTACTTTTTGGTATAAAGCCCTTACTTACCCACTGCCTAACCGTGCTTACCTTTACAGAGAGATGCTCAGCAACGTCCTCTACAGGGACGTAACTTTCTGATACTTTCATTTTTTCCTCCGTACAGTAATAGAATACTCACTGTCTGCGTTTAACCCCGGCGGTAATACTTCGGGGTTTTCTTCGAGAAACTGCTTCATGTTGCCTTGGTGAATTCGTTTCTCTAAAAGGTCTACCGCTTCGTTCTCCACGATAAACCGATTCATTGCATCCCAGTCACTTGTCCAGAACCTTTTCTTCTGGGTGCGCCAGAACGTACCAGAAGCGGTCTTCACAGACTCAGTTCCAGTGGCTTTGCAATGTTCTAATAGAGCTTGCTTTATCTTGTCTAGCTTGCCGTCCAATTCTTTCTCTTGTTCAGCAAACGTAGCAGCTAGCTCGTTTTTCTTGTCTCGAATCTTTACGTATACAGAAACGAGGCGGTCGAGGTCCGTCACAACACCGTCTGTCATGTCATCATCTCCTACTTTTGTTTTGTTTTATTGAGTGTAATTTAGTTTGAACTACAGTTCAAGTATATCTTGGTACAAATCAATCATCTTTGTATGGATGTTGATTCGGTCGTCTAGCATTTTATAAATGCGCTTTTCAACGGCGGAACCTTGCAACTGAACTACGGTACAAGGATGCTTCTGTCCTGAGCGGTGTACACGGGCGTTAGCCTGTGCGTAAGTCTCAAGCGAAGATGTAGGCCCCCACCATACGATTGTATTCGCCGCAGTAAGAGTCACGCCATGTGCAGCAGCTTGCGGTTGTATGATAAGTACTCGGGGGTCGTCGGTTTCTTGGAACTGTTTGAAGATGGCGGTGCGCTTATTAGCACTTACATCTCCGTTTATCACATCAGTAGTAATACCTTCTTTGTCTAACTTTTCTCTAAGTATTCCAATAACATGCTTAAACGGTACGAAGATAAGTACCTTCTGGCTAGACTCGTCGATAACCTCACGCAGTACTTTGTATCGGTTCTTAACGTCGAACTCTACTGTCTCTCCAGTATCGCTATAGACCGCACCACATGAAATCTGCAATAACTTGTTCATGTTTACCGCAGCGTTAGCCGCAGTTATTTGTTCGCCACCCGCAGTGGTCATCATTTGCTTGCGTAGTATGTCGTAGTACTTCTTCTGCTGTGCGGTCAGCTCCACCTCCCGTTTAACGTAAGTCATCTCAGGCAAGTCGAGGCATTGTTCTTTGGTGAAACGTATTGCAGGCTGTAAACAGTTATAGACTATCTCGGTAGCGTTAGGTTTCGGTGCCCACTTAAACTGCGTAACTTTGTACATTACCAATTCGCGGAACGCTCCGAAAAACCTAGGCACTTCTTTAGGGTTAACTAGTTTGGCTAGTCCGTATGCGTCAACTGGTGACTGTGCGGCAGGTGTACCCGTCATCATCCACAGCCAAGTGTTACCATTCATTATGCTAGCTAGTACTTTCCACCGCTTAGATTGCGCGTTCTTGTAATGGGTTGCCTCGTCCACAACAATCAAATCGAAGCCACCGTTAGCTATATCATCTTTTACTATCTCTACACCGTCGTAGTTAATGATGACGAACTCGGTATCACTTTTGATAATTTCTTGGCGTTTCTTCTTAGCGCCGTGCGCTATGTCTACAGTACGGTGCATGGCAAAACTAAACAGGTCTGTTCGCCACGCTGAGTCCATAATAGACAGGGGGCATATAATTAGAGCGCGCTTTATCTTGCCTTGTTTCATCAGGAAGTCAGCCGCCCATATAGCAGAAGCTGTTTTACCTGTGCCCTGCTCGTTAAAGCAGAAGGCTCGTGGGTTCATAGTAAGGAAGGAAGCGGTTGTCTTTTGGTGTTCGAACGGTGTGTAACGTCCGGGCCAGTCGTACATACCCAGAATAGGTGAGGGTACGTCCTTTACGTTTAAGTTCCTAAGCACTCGGGCTTCGTCCACCCCCCACTTAACGAGCACCTCGTTCTTACTCACTGCCTTGCTTGTTGGTATAGCCGTTGTGATTTTTGCGGGATTACGAAGCCGCAGAAGCAAGCCTCTGTTATCTATTATTTGCATCTATTATATCTCGCCTGTGGCTCTTAGTCTGCGAAGTTGCTGCTCTTCTTTAAGGGCTTTTAACTTAAAAAAGTTTCTATATTGCGGATATTTAGCGCAAAACGCTCTAGCATAAAACGCAATGTGGTCGTTTGATATTTTAAACTCTTTACCAGTGGTTTCTATATCTGTGTGCCACCTGACTCGGTTCATCACCGCCCAATGAGAATACCTAGTACGGTTAGCTTCTGCGGCTTCTAATGCAAAGCGCTCGAAGGCTATCCATATACTGGGGTTTTTGTTGTGCCATGATAACCATTCTTTTTTTCGCAGTTCTAGTTTCTCTCTTAGTAAAATTTCTGGGTTCATCATCTCCACCTATAGTTATTTTTTAGTTTTCTTTTTGTAGTTTCTAGCGCGGTTCTTGCTACGGTTTTCTACTGTTACACCGTCTTTGTTGCTGCCACCTTTGCTAAGTGCTTTTTTATGACTAACGTCTTTGCCTTCACGCTTGTCGGCTTTGCCGTTTTTGTTCTCGTCCTCACCTTCTTTATCCATTTTACGGCGAGCACGTTGGCGTTCCATACGAGCTTCAAACTCAGGAGTGCCTTTGGGGTGGTACTTTTGCTTCGGTCTGTCCTTCGGGTTTTTGTACGGCATAGTGTCACCTCTTACCGTTATGTGGGCACTCCAGTACCACGCACCATGCGCGGCAAAGCCCTGTTGGTCTTGCGTTCCAAGTATCTACCTCAAACGCTTTCTCTAGCTTAGCGTATTCACCAAGCCACTTCTTCCACAGATCAGGTTCGTTCTCGATGGTGTACGTCTCTTTGATAAACGCGTTACACACCACGAAAAGCAGCCCGCTCTTTACTACTTTTATTTCAGGAAAGTGCTTGAATGTAGCTAACGCCATCAACTCAAGCTGTCCCTTGTCCGCATACTTCGCAGACTTACCGGTTTTGTAGTCGAATATCTTAGCTACACCGGCTTCTCTATCTAATATCGTAAGGTCGGAAACACCCCTAAACCATACGTTGTCATCAAAGAATCCGCAGGGTTCAAGGTTCTCAGTAAGCCCCATCTTATACTCACAGAGCTTCTCACCTTTCATGTTCTTCAGCTTATCTAACGCCGCCTTGGCGTAGTCAAACCTTGGGTCTAGCTCTTCAACATCGCCCCGTACGTAGTGCTCGGCAGCTTCGTGGAACTCGTTGCCATACAGGATAGCCTCAGTGTTAAAGTCTTCTTTATAATCCTTGGCTACCTTGGTGTGATAATACTTTTTAGGACACTGGTCAAACGTCTTTATGCTGCTAAAGGACCATGCGGGTTTACCCATTCCGTGACTTCTCCGTAGTTTTTCCCGATCTCCACGTCACCACGCACCGGAAGGCCCTTAGCCCAATCGGGAGTGTGTCGCATACACGCGTCAACATAAGCCGCAGCTTCATCAACTTCATTGTCTGGGACACAGCATACCACAGAATCATGCACTGTGAGTAATATAGGGTATCTCTTTGAAATCAATAACATTTGATCTGTCATAACACATCGGGCTATCGCTTGGCATACGTTCTCTATCACCTTACCGCCGTAGATATTTACCCATCCTCTGCGGGTCTTATAGGAAAACTGCGTGCCCATCTCGCCTTCAGTAGCTTTCAGACTGCCGTACCGCATGATGAGTCCCGATGGCAGACGTATACCATTAGCTTCTGGTAGCGTCCTAAGCACACCGGCTTTGCCTATGCCGTAGCGTTCGCCTTGGTACATACCCATCAGAGCATTCTGGGCATCGCGCCACAACTGCGAGATAGAGGCGTTGGCACTGCGGTACACCCGTATGATGCGCTTACATTCCTCTTCGTCTATCTTAGTCACTTCGACACCCATACCCTTTAACTGATCGCGGAACTTAGCGGCACCCATACCGTAGCCCGCGCCTAGTATAGTGGTCTTACCGATGAAGCGTTCGGCAGGCGTTACGTCTTCCTCTTTCTTATTATAGATAGTAGCCGCCATCTTCTTGTACACATCTTCGCCTTTCTCGAACGCCCTAATTAGATCAACTTGTCCTGCTAACCAAGCTAACACCCGGGCCTCTATCTGTGCAGAGTCAGCTTCGATAAGGGTGTGCCCTTGGGGGGCGCAAATACAGGATTTCAGTACCTTTGCATTTGGACCTCGTGATGGTAAGTTCTGTAGGTTTATCTTGTCGGAACCGCCAAACCTTCCAGTGTGCGCCGCGTAGTAACGTATGGGTACAGGCAGCGCGCCTCGTATACCAATGTCGATAAACCTTTCTGTGCGGGTCTCTTCTAGTGTGCTCTTCAAACCTATTCGTGCAGCTACTAGGGCTTGTACTCGCGGGTCGTCATGCTCCTGTAATGCCTTGAAACCCTCATCGCTCTTAGCAAAAGCAAAGGTCTCCTTACCCGTGCGCAAACTTGTTTTCGTTGGTGGGACAACGCCAAGCGTTTCAAGTGCCTTAGCGAATTTAGGATTGGACATCAGCTCATCTTTTTCAATACCACATTCTTCTAGCAGCTTTTCTTTCTGCTCTTGCAGCGCGTCCAAGTGGTCTTCTAGTTTACCCACATCTAGTTCTAGCATAGGCTCAATGAACATACGCAGGGTCATATCGATTACTTTGAGTTCTTTCTTGGGGAATACTTTTAGGAATATCTCGAACAACTGATAGGTAAGCTCAACGTCTTGTATGCAGTAGTCGCCGTACCGTTCTAACTCTTCGTCAGTAAAGTCAGCGCGGTGTTTACCAATGGCGTTTAGTACTTCGTTACCTTTCTCGCCGATCTCATACATGTCAGCCAAATACTTAAGCGAGCCGCCAACTTCCGTACCATGTAACGCACGCCCCATACACAACGTATCAAGGTATAGCTTAGGGTGAATATCAAACAGCCAACTAAGAATAGCACCATCAAACATAGTGTTATGGGCAAGAACAGCAGAATTCTTCCAGTCGTAGTTATCATGCAAATACTCTTTGACCGCATTGAACGGTCCGCTTATCCAATCTGTTTCTCCACTGTTGACCTTTACGCCAAGCCCGATCACTTCGAACTCGGGGCTTCGTATGTACTGCTCTGTCGTCAGCTTAGACAAACTAAACTGCTTATCGTAGTACGTCTCGAAGTCTACCGTTATTATGTTCACGTTATATCAATCCCTTCTCTTGTAGAATTTTATAGTTAGCCTTATGCGCATCTTCTATTTCTTGTTTGCTTTGCCCGTGGTAGGGCACGGCTAGGTGTTCAGTTACTAGTGCGGCGTTAACTGAAGTTTTATCGCTCAGCATTATAACGCCTAAGTATCGTCCGAACTTTCCTTTTTCTTTTGTGGTGAGAGTGTAAGTCCCGCCATCGTGTAGCAATCCCTTGACAAAGTCCTTTGCGGCAAGTCCGGCTGCTTTTTCTTCCTTGTCTCGGCTACGACACTCGGGGCAATCCACGCCAAAAAGACGGATAGACTCACCATGAATCCAATGATTAAAGCCAAGATCAATATCAACGACGATTGAGTCACCATCTATTACCCTCACAATCTTACAGTTATATTCGTACATTTAATCTTCCTTTTTGTTGTGCTGCACAAACCCACCTATTGTTCTTTTGGTTGGGTCAGTCAAAGAGTCCGGCGAGATAAGTACAGAAAACTTGCGCTTGGGTTTACCGTCAAGGCCAGTTTCGGTGAAGGCATTGGGTGGGCACTGGGTTATCTTCCCGCCATTCGCTAAGAACTCATCTACTTGTTTTGCTAACTCTTTACGGTGTTCTTCTTTTTGGTCGGGTGTTGGTAAATCAATCTTGGTCGTGGTCACTAGTTAATACCTGTATAAAACACATGCTTGTGTATCTTGGTTGTTACTTGCCCGTTGTACGCCCACTCGGGAAACACTTTTGTACTATG